GCGCTCACGTGTCGCGCCGCGCTCCATGCCGATGCGGCGGCGGTCAGGTCGATGGTGGAGCCTTCCGGTCCCGTCGCCGAGGGTGTCACCGCCACCAGCGGCGAGCTGCCCATCGTCCAGCTATTAGCGGCCAGTGAGGTTGATGTAAAGGCGCGCGTGACCGTGACCGTCAGCGATGTAGCCGACGTGAATCCGGCGATCGTCGCCAGCCCCGCACCAACCGAAATCGTGCGGCCGACATCCGACAGCAGGAACGCACCCGCAGGCACAGTCAGCGTGCGGCCTGCGCCCACGGTGGCCTGCGACAGCGTGCCCACCTGGTTGAACCGCTCGCCGATCTCGTCGGTCGGCGGGTTGATCAAGTTCGCCGCCTCAAGCACCCACAAGTCGTCGAGAAACCGCTGCAGCCGCTGCACCGGCACCGACTCGTGAAACAGGAACATCGTGTCGGCGCCCTGCGTGTAGTCCAGCGCGGGCAGCATGGCCTCGGTGTAGGGCGTGACGGTCTCGTAGGCCACACCGGGCGACACCTCGACGCGCGTGCCGTCCTGGCGGAACACCCGCATGTAGAGGTTGCCGAACTCCAGCGCGTAGGCCTGCGTCCGGTTGAAGATGTACGGGATCAGGCGCGAGCGCACCGCGTTGGTCTTGGTGCCGGCGAGGTAGCGCGTGCCCCAGCTACGGATCACGCCGCCCTGCACCAGCACGTTGGCATTGGTCAGGCGCTTGGCACCGTTCTGGTAGCGCGCCACGTCGACGCGCCCGTAGAGCCGGGGCGAAATCTCGCCCGCAGTGAAGTTGGTCTGCAGCAGCGAAACGCGCGGCATCTACCGACCCAGGCGGGTATGCAGCGCGCCAGCGAACCGCGCCTCGTACAGCGGATAGTCGTCAATGTTCTCGGGCGGCTCGTCCTGGCCGTCCACCGCCTTGGCGCGCTTGAAGGCGACCTCGGCCTCGCTGTTCATCTGGTCGCTCAGGCTGGCCGATTGCGTGATCGCGTAGGCCATCGCGGCGGCCATGCGCTTGGTGCCCACGTCGACCAGCGCGCCGTCCCAACTGCCCACGTCCGTGTTCTGGTAGATGTAGACCAGCGGCAGGACACTGGCATCGGCCAGCAGGCGCCGGCCTTCCTGTCGAAACTCGATCCGCTCGCGCTTAGCGCCCACCTGCAGGGTGCGCAGCCAGTCGCCCGGCAGCAGGAACGTGGCAGAGAAGTCGAACTCGGGCGCCGTGGCTTCAGGCGCTAGACGCACCCGCTTCACCGCGCAATTCCACGGATGCGCCCTCAAAAGATCGTCGCGCACCGATGGCCACAGGTTGGCCGCCAGCAGCACTCGATCCGCGTTGCCCTCCGCTGCCGCGACCAGCGAGTTGATTGGCTTGGCCCCCAGCATCAAGAGGGCGTTGCTGCAGATCGAAACGTCCGTTGCCATCTAGAGGCCTCAACAAAAAACCGGGGGCACGAGGCCCCCGGCGATCTTCCTCGATACGGGCCAGCAGGCCCGGCATTAGTCGACCGAGTACTGGAATTCGACCGCGAGCGCCTGGCCAGAAGCCGGCGCCGCGACGCGAACCGTCCCGTACACATCGACTTCAGCCGTCTGCACCGTGTCGTCGGCACCGTTCAGCAGGAACGCGCCGATAACCGCGCCGGTCGGCACCTTCTGGCCGGCCGCTGCGATGTCCACGCCAACGGCAATGCCGTCCGCGTCAAGCACCGTGTTTGGCGGTGCGGTCAGGCGGGTGCCGATGTCGAGCACGCTCGACGCGGTGCCGGCAGTGCAGGACACCACAATCGAGTTGCGCACGATCCGCGCACCACGCGGCAGGCGACCGAAGTACACCGTGTCGCTGATGGCGCCGCCGGCAGGGAACACGATCCGGCTGAAAAAGCGCCGGGTCTTGCCTCCTTGCTCGCCGGTCAGGAACTTCGAGCCGCTGAGTGCCGCGGCCATTTGAGTGCTGTTGAATTCAGGCATGTCGTTCTCCTTGACCGATGCCGGTTACTGGATGAAGTCGATGCGCACGACTTTTTCCTCGCGCGCACGCGCTGCACCCATGGACATGGCGGAATAGACCTGGATCATGTTCCGCTTGTCGCGACGAGGACCAATGTCGGTCGTGATGTTGTCGCCGATGCCGAAGTGGCAAGACGACTGCGAGTAGGCGACCGCCGAGAACATCGACGCGACCGCAGCACCGACCGGGAAGTTGTACGGCACCCAGGTGAAGCCCATCCACTCGCGCGCGACGCCGCCCTCCTGGATCATCTTCACGGCGAGCTGGTCGGCGGTCGTCAGGTTCACGTCGCCAAGGATGTCCTGCAACGCCTTGTTGTTGTACAGCATGTACAACTTCTCGCCGTTGAACTCGTCGGCCTCGTTCGAGCGGAACTGGGCCTTGGCCTGGATGATCTTGGTCTTCGTCAAGCCCGTGCCGCCGTTCAGGATCGTCTGGCCGACTGGCAGGTTGGTGGCGCTGTAGGCGCTGTGGTTGCCGTTGACCGTCGAGCTAGTCGCGCGCTGCACCGCGCCGATCAGCGCGTTGTAGATGATCGCGTCCTTGCGACGGTTGTGCGCGGCCATCGACAGGCGCACGTAGTCGCCTTGCGGGTTAGCCAACAGCTTGGGCAGGTCGAAGCGATCGACCGGCAGCGCGAGATCCCAGTCGCTCAGCACCGCAAGACGGGTGCCGTGGTCGGGGACGGTCAGTTCGGTGTCGCCATAACGCTCGATCACCTGGTTCGCCTCGACAGCGCCGAGGTCGTTCACGGTGAACGAAGCGCCAGTGATCATGCCGCGATTCGTGACGGTGGCCTGAAGACGGCTTTCCATCTGCTGCGCGGCAAGAGCAAACGCGTCGTGAAACTGCTGCACATGGGCAGCGGTCAGCGTGTTGTTCATTGCATCCTCACAGGTTGATAGGTGTTCGCCTGTCAGGGTGTCCGCGCTCGCGGGCCTGGATCAGCCAACGACTCGGCTACCAGTCGCTGCGCCGGGCTTGCAGTCGGGTGTCCGCGCGCCACTGCGGGCCGAATGCCGCGCAGTGTCCTGCAACCGTCGCGGCGGAATCCCGCCGTTTGATCAAGGCGAAAAAAAGCCCGGCACTCGGCCGGGCTCAAAGGGGCAACCAAGCCCGCTGCGAAGTCAGTAGATCGCCTGCCCTGCGCCAGGCAGGCGTGCGTAGAAGTCGTTTACCTTGCGCTGCCAGCTCGCGCGCGCGGGATCCTTGTCGAACTTGGGGTCGATCAGCTTGGCCTGCAGGGCGTTGATGTCGTCGGCGCCCGAGCTCGACTTCGCATCATTCGGCAGGCCGCCGCCTGGCGTCTCGCCGACTTCGGGACCAAGCGCGGCCATAATGCGCAAGAACACGGGGTTGTTGCCCAAGCCCGCAGATTCGATGTCGTCGATCGACACCCCAGCCTTCTGCGCCACCGCGCTGGCCGCCTTGAAGGCGTGCTTCAGATTCGCCTTCAGTGCGTCGTCGTCCTTCCACACCTGGCGCAGAGCTTCCTGCGCAGCCTCGACGGTCGCCGCCTGCTGGCTCTCGGCCATCTGCTGCGCGCGGGTGAACCACTCGCTCAGAACGAACTCAGCTTGCGCGTTGGTCAGCCCCTTGGCATGCGCGGCCTTGATGAACTCGCCGAACTTCTCGTCCTTCTGCAGGGCGTCCAGCGTCACGCCTTCGGGCAGCGTCTCGAACTTGTAGTCCTCGGGCGACTTGGGCGGCACATCGCCAGAGCCAAATCGCTTGGACAGTTCGTTGTAACCCTCGGCCAGCTTCTTGGTCGATGCCGCCACGTCGACCTTGTTGTCCTCGCCGACGACGCGATACTTTTCCGGCAGCCAGTCGTGCTCGCCCTGCGCTTGGCTCAGAAGCGATCCAGCACGTGCGCCAGCGCCCTGCGCGTCCGACGATCCAGCCGCAGCCCCATTGGCAGCAGGTGCAGCGCCACCCGGCGCACCACCAGCCGCAGGCGTTGACGGCGCCGCGCCGCCTCCTGCCGTTCCGTCAGCTCCCGCTGCGTCCATGAGTCGAAATCGTTCACCCTTCACTTGCATCCTCCTGGGCACCGTTGGCCCGGTTGATCTGCGCCAGCACGAACTGCACCACCGCGTTGCGGCCGGCGCGGTACGCCGTTTCGCGGTCGCCTTTCCTCCCGCCGCTCACGTAGGGATTGCCACCGAAGCGCGCGACCAGCTCCTCGAGGATCAGCACGCCGCGCGGATCACGCTCGAATAGGTCGCTGTAGTCGGCTGGCGTGGCCTTTGGCTGCTCGCCGCTTTCGATCCTCACGCGGCCACCCTGCGCCGCATCAGGCCGGCGCCGCTGTCGACCGTGCGCCGCGGCTGCTCGACCAGCTGCAGGCGCATGCGGGCAATCAGCCGGTCCTTGCGCTGCTCGGAGAGCATCTGCTGATGGAGTTGCGCGAGCAGCTGGCGCTGAATGTGCCGCGGCAGCTTGCGCTGCTGGGGCTTCGCATGCACGCCGAACGCGGCCGCGATCGAGCCGAAGCTCGTCACCGGCGGCGCAACAGGCTCGCCGTCGCCCAGCTGAAAGACGCCAGGCTGAAAGACCCCAGGTTGAAAGACGCCGGCCACGGCCTACGCCCCCAGGCGATACGCCGCGGTCGCGCGCCAAATAACGCTTGTCGTTGCCGGGCAGACAATCGTGGTGTTCGTTCCGGCCGCCGACGATCGCATCGGCGCCCCGAACTGCTGCACCTTCTCAGTAAGCGTCCCCTGCGCCGCAGCATCGGCGCGGAAGTTGAACGACGGCGTGCCCGGCAGGTTCGTCGTTGTGACGATCACCGGCGCCGCGGCCACTACGAGCAAAGCAGAGGCGAAGTGCTCAATGCGGATCGAGTCGATGTAATGGAACATGCCGGCCACGCTAGGAATCGTGAGAGTGACGGCGGCCCCGGCCGCGCCGGTCGCGGTAATGCCGAGCGTCATCGGTACGCGCTCGACCAGGATGTTGAAATCCGCAATTGTCGCGCGCGCAGCCACTACCGCAGTGCCCGATGTGTAAACCGACACGCGCACGCGCACGCGCCGGAAGCCCGCGGCCGAGAAAAAGAACGTCCCCGCCGCAGTCAGCGATGCCGCATAGGCCAGGGTCAGCAAGTTGAAAAGCGGAACTGCGATGTAGTTGGTACCGTCGATCGTGCCCTCGACTACTAGCGTCGCCGTGAAAGTGCCGCGTACGTCGATGACGCCCGAGGCGTGGCCGTTCAGGTCGAGCAATGCCTCGGCGTTCAGCGCCCCCAGGTTCTGCGTGGCCGGGCGCGCGTCAGTGATGACGCCGCCGCCGATCTGGTCGAGCTGGCCCGCGAACTCATTGCCGCGCGCGTCGAATAGCTGTGCCATGTCCTATGTCCCGTAGGTGTAGGCGATGCGAAACGCGCCGCCGATTTGGTCGCGAGCGGCCGCTGCCACCGTTAG